ACCCAAAGATCATTCCGGGTATTAAGTGGTCTGAACGTAAGATGACTTGGACTGCACCATCTGGTGGAAGGTTATGGTTCTCCTACTTAGACAAAGACGATGACGTATCTCGTTATCAAGGTTTATCTTTCTCTTGGGTTGGCTTCGATGAGCTTACTCAATGGGGTACATCCTACGCATGGGATTACCTACGATCACGTTTACGTAGTACAGCAACAGACCTACCTATCTTTATGAGAGCCTCCACTAACCCCGGAGGTCGTGGTCACGCTTGGGTAAAGAAGATGTTCATTGATCCTGCTCCATATGGGGAAGCCTTCGATGCTACTGATTCTGAAACTGGTAATCCAATGGTGTACCCAGAAGGGCACTCCAAAGCGGGTCAGGCACTATTTCGTAGGAAGTTTATCCCTGCTAAGTTGTCGGATAACCCCTACTTAACAGAGACAGGTGATTATGAAGCAAACTTACTATCACTTCCTGAGCAGCAGCGCAGACAGTTACTCGAAGGAGACTGGGATATTGCAGAAGGTGCAGCTTTCCCTGAGTTCAATAGAACCATACACGTTGTGGAACCGTTTGAAATACCTAGTAACTGGACTAAATTCCGTGCTGGAGACTACGGTTACAGCTCTTACTCAGCAATTGTCTGGTGTGCTGTAGCTCCTAATGATCAGTTGATTGTATACAGAGAGATGTATGTATCAAAGGTTCTGTCAGAAGATCTAGCTACTCTTATACTAGATGCGGAGAAGAACGATGGTAGGATACAGTATGGAGTATTAGACTCCTCATGTTGGCACAAACGTGGTGACACTGGCCCTAGTATTGCAGAGAGAATGATTGTTAAAGGGTGTAGGTGGAAGCCCTCTGACAGATCTAAAGGTACTAGGGTATCAGGTAAGAACGAGCTACACAGACGCTTACAGGTTGATGAGTTCACTCAAGAGCCTCGTATGATCATCTTTAATACGTGTGGTAATCTTACTAATCAATTACCTACTATACCTTTAGATAAAAAGAACCCAGAAGATATAGATACTAATTACGCACATGATCACTTATATGATGCACTTAGGTATGGCATAATGTCCCGTCCTAGATTTGGTGTATTTGATTATGATCCAGCAGCAGCAAGACCCAATAAACAATACTTAGCTGATCCTATTATGGGATATTAACTTAACATTTTGTGAGTAAGAAATGGCAGAACCAATTCAAGAACTAAGCAGTGAATCCGTAGCTTTAGATGATGTTACAGAAGTAGGGGATGAGAAGCTATACGTTAGTCGTTTAGTCAGCCTAGTAGAGGAACGCTTTTCAAAAGCTGAGACTTCACGCCGACCCTATGAAGAACAGTGGCTACGTAACTACAAGAACTACCGTGGTGTATATGACGATGCAGTTAAGTTCACTGAAGCTGAGAAGTCACGCGTATTCATTAAGGTAACTAAGACTAAAGTACTAGCTGCCTATGGTCAGATTACAGATGTACTATTCAGTGCAGGTCGTTTTCCTTTATCTGTAGATCCTACTATATTGCCAGAAGGTATTTCAGGTGACGTACACTATGATCCGTCTGCTACTGAAAAGGATGGGGAGGAAGATTCTCCTTATGGATTTGCAGGGGATGGTAAAGACTTACCTGCAGGTTCTACAGAGGATTCCCTTAAGCTGGGTGAACTAGAATCTAAGCTTGAAGGTAAGGATGTTAAAGAAGGTGTTGGTACTTCCCCTACTTCAGTTAACTATAATCCTGCTATGATTGCTGCAAAGCGTATGGAAAAGAAGATCCATGATCAGCTAGAAGAATCAGAAGCAACTAAACAACTACGCTCTTCTGTATTTGAGATGCCTTTGTTTGGTACGGGTATTATGAAAGGCCCAATGGCAGTAGACAAAGAGTACCCTGATTGGGACGAGGATGGCACATATAAGCCTACCACTAAGACTGTTCCTACTGTGTCGTATGTATCTGTATGGGATTGGTATCCTGACCCTGATGCTGCTACCGTTAGTGATTGCCAGTACTCAGTACAGCGTCATAAGATGAATCGCAGTCAACTACGTGAACTTAAACGTAGACCTTTCTTCCGTAAGGATGTCATCGAAGATGTTGTCACTCAAGGTGAAAGCTATACTAAGAAGTATTGGGAAGATGATCTAAAAGACTACCAGCTAGACACAGGCGTTGATCGCTTTGAAGTGTTAGAGTACTGGGGTGTTATGGACATGACTACTATTGAAGAGCATGACATTGAAGTACCAGAAGAACTAGCATCTGCAGATGAGTTGCAAGTTAATATCTGGACATGTAATGGTCGTGCAATTCGTTCAGTACTTAACCCATTCAAACCTGTACGTTTACCCTACTACGCTGTTCCATATGAGCATAACCCATACTCTATCTTTGGCATTGGCCTTGCAGAGAACATGGATGATACACAGACTCTTATGAATGGTTTCATGCGTATGGCTGTAGATAACGCTGTATTGTCTGGTAACTTAATCTTTGAAGTGGATGAGACTAACCTAGTTCCGGGACAAGACATGCAACTCTATCCGGGTAAAGTGTTCCGCCGTCAAGGTGGTGCTCCGGGTCAAGCTTTGTTTGGTACTAAGTATCCTAACGTATCGGGTGAGAACTTACAGTTATTTGATAAAGCACGTCAGCTGGCAGACGAGTCTACAGGCTTACCTTCTTTCTCTCATGGACAGACAGGCGTTACAGGTGTAGGTCGTACTAGTTCTGGTATTAGCATGTTGATGAATGCTGCTGCAGGTGGTGTTAAGACTGTTATTAAGAACGTAGATGATTACTTGCTAGGCCCAATGGGTAAGAGTTTCTTCCACTTTAACATGCAGTTTAACTTTGATAAGTCTATTCGTGGTGACCTAGAAGTTAAGGCTCGTGGTACAGAGTCTCTGATGGCTAATGAGATCCGTAGTCAACGCTTAATGCAGTTCCTACAAGTAGGTGCTAATCCTAACTTGGCACCTTGGATGAAGTCACAGTACATCATTCGTGAGATTGCTAAGTCAATGGAACTAGATCCTGATAAGGTTACTAACAACATTGAAGAAGCTCAAGCACAAGCTTTGATTATGCAGAAGCAACAGGCAGAGGCACAAGCAGCTGCTCCACCACAAGGTGGTGCTCCTAATCCGTCTGATCCTACGGGAGCAGGTAATGCAAACATCGGAGTTGGTATGGCACCAGTTCCGGGAGAAGAAGGATTTAGTGGCAATGAACCTGCACCTACTGAACCCACTATGCAATAATAAAGATGCTTGGGAGACATTCGTAGAGTATATGGATGACCTCATAGAGCAACAGCACCGTAAGCTAGAGCAGACTACTGATACACAAGTGGTGTTCCAAGCACAGGGTGCTATTCAACAGTTAAGATCATTAAAGTATTTACGAGAGAGAGTCAACAATGAAAAATAAGTATCGCAGTGGCTACGAAGAAGGCGGTTTCTTAGATGATGGTGCAGCAGTAGATTCTGTATCAGGTAATGATGTACCTACAGGCTCCTTGCAAGAGGAAGTACGAGATGATGTACCCGCTCAACTAAGTGAAGGTGAATTTGTAGTACCTGCAGATGTTGTACGTTTCGTTGGCTTAGATAAACTTATGAAGATGCGTGACCAAGCTAAGTCAGGTCTAGCTCGTATGGAAGAAGAAGGACAGATAGGTGGATCACCTTCTATGCCTCCAGAGATGATGGAGCATATGGATGGTGATGATCCTGAGATGGATGCACTAATTGACGGCATGGATGGTGAAGACTTTGAAGGGTCTATGCAACGCTTTGCTGAAGGTGGTTCTGTTTTGCCATCTTACCGTAAGTACACAGGTAGAGAGTTTGGTCAAGCTGGCATTGTAGTTCACGTTAATTACACTAACGATGCTGGTGATATTATTAGCGTAGCTACAATTCAAGGTAATCCTGTTAACCCTGTTCCAGAGGGATACTATCCTGTTGGTTCAGTAGTAGACGAAGTAGTGGCAGAAGAAGAAGTAGCTCCAACTCAAGTAGCTGATTCAGGTGGCTCAGATATTGTGGCAGAAGAGGCTAATAACTGGAAGGGCATCTATAGTGTCAATTCTACAGATGCAAATAAACAGCATCACCAGATTCGTTCAGATAAACTTACTAAAGATCGTAGGTCTACACTAGAGAACATCTTAGAATTAGGCCCAGAACAAGCTGACATTAAATACATGCGTAGCTTATTATCTCCAGATGCTTTACGAATCCTAGAAACTAGAGGCATGGATGAGAATAGCTTAGATGGTATGCTCCTAAAGGGTAAGACACCTGCAGAGAAGCTAGTATGGGCACAGGCTACTGCTGATACAATACGTAGAAGTAAAGGCGCACCAGATCCGGGCTATTCAGGAGCACCTGTAGGACATTCAGGAGAGGTAGGTGAGTTTATCTCTAACATGTTTGATGGGGATTTAGATTTAGATGCTACTATAAAGAAAGCTATTTCTTTTGCAGGTAAAGCAGGTCTATTTGGGCCTGTTGGCAGCCTTATTATGAGAGCTGTATCAGATAAGTTTGGTGAAACAGAAGTTACTAAAGCAGTAGCAGAGGCTGGCACTGGTGGCACTATAGGAACTGTGGGCACTACGGTCGATACAGTACCTAGTGAAGAG